GATAGATAATGTCACATGTATACGTTACTAGTGACCTGCACATAGGACATACTGGTATAAGCGAGAAGTTCCGGTCACAGTTTGCTAGTGACGTGGAACATGATTGGTATATCCTTACCCAGATCAAGGCTACCGTTACAAAGAGGGACGTTCTCTTTGTATTAGGTGATGCAACATGGACCACCTCTGGATTGCAGGCTATGAAGGATGCAGATATACCAGCCCGTATGATACTGTGTGGTGGGAACCACGACACACTACCTGTAAGGGATTACCTACAGGTGTTCGATGAGGTGGTGGGTGCATACAGATACAAGCACTGTTGGTTCACGCACATACCCATACATAGACAGGAACTACATGGCAGGTACAATGTACATGGGCACTGTCATAGGGGTGGACCATGGGAAGTGAACAAGGAACCCGAGTATTACAATGCAATACTAGAGTTCAATGACTATGCTCCTATTAATATGCAGCAAGTGTATCGCATATTAGAGGAACGAAAGAACAGTGGGACGTAGTTTAAACAGTACCAAAACACCGTGATGGTGCGCGGAGATAGGCGTGCCTGACATTGGACCTGAGATCCGATGTTGTGGAGCCTCGTCCCCAGTAACATGCCAGCATAGCTCAATGGTAGAGCAGCGCTCTTGTAAGGCGAAGGTTCAGGGTTCAAGTCCTTGTGCTGGCACCAATTAATCGAGGTAAATATATGAACGCCCTGTTCTTTGTCTTAGTATTCATCATGTTAACAGGGATGCTAGGTATATATGCCAGTAAAGAATAGATTAACACGAGTCGATGCCGAGGGTGTGCCTTGTCTAGTACAGTACATTGAATGGAATAGTGTAGACCTGTCCTTCTATGTGCGGTACTATGATGGTGCGTCCTTGAAGCTGAGTGCACTTGGTTCATACGGTAAGACTATACGCTATGAGAAGACAGTAGCGTACACCCTACGTGGACACAAGTTCATGGTAGATAGTAATAGGCTATGGCCTGAGGTATACTACGATGTGGAACAAGAGGCAATCAATAGATACTTTCAGATACGCAGGACCAACGCCAGTTAATGAAGACGATATGATTGAGTTGTTGGATACCAACCTCAAGCCCTTTGCTATGGTACCTGTGATTGATGCGCTGTCCTCTCAGTTCACAGTGGAGTGGGAAGGACAGCATAAGTTCTTGTTTTATAACAAGGTTGGCATGGATTGGAGAGCCACTAAGTACAAGGCACCACGCCAACTAGAGCTACCCTTTGAGGTAACACCTAATGATACCGTACCTGATATTGATATGCTTCCTGATGCTGATGGTGAATGTTTGGCAAACCATCAAGCTCTCACAAGCGGAAGCAAAACAAGGATTGTCTGATAGAATAATCAACAATCTTACCAAGTTATACAGAGACCAAGGTTATGAACTCGACAGACTCATCGAAGAAAACAAAGCGTATAAAAGTAAGACATCGCACGCCCGAGGTAATGAGGAAGGGCGGACCGATGAAGGATCGTACCAAATACAAACGAAAGGAGAAACATAATGCACATATTAGTTCCTCTATTGACATGTTTGTTTGTGTACCTTAAACTAGCAGGAGATATAGCGTGGTCGTGGCTATGGGTACTGTCCCCTATGTGGATTTCCTTTACCATCTACCTCGTGTTTGCTGTTGCTATATACTACCTTGCTTACCGTTCATGTTATCCTTCTGATAAAAGGAGTAAGTACTAATGTCAAAGTATACTGAAACCAAATTCGTAACGGACCATCCCGATATGTATATCAGAGTACGGTACTACCGTCATGGTATCCGGGGTTACAAGTGGGCAACCCACGCTTCCATTCACCGTCGTTCCGACAACTCGCAGATCATAGACCAGTGGTCCTACTGTCATGAGCGAGACAATCCCAATCGTAAGATAGGCCGAGCGATAGCAGTCGGTCGTGCCATCAAGTTTGCTACACTCGCAGGGCTGGTAGCCTAATGGATAAGAAGATAAAACGTAAGTGGATCAAAGCCTTACGCTCAGGTAAGTACAACCAAGGACTAGGTGCACTGTGTCAGAGGCAAGACTACCCACGAGAGGATGACAAAGGCAAGGTAACATACGTAACTGAGGATGCCTTCTGTTGCTTGGGTGTACTAGTCAATATCACCTGTGGTTTTGATGGTGATGATAACGGTGGTGAGTTAGCGTACCTCAAAACAGGTAAGAAGTCTAAGACCTACGGTGAATTACCGAAGAACTTGAGGAAAGAGTTCGGCATATCCAAAGAAGAAATGAATACGCTAATGGATATGAATGACTTCCATGAAGCTAACTTCGATAAGATAGCTGACTACATAGAGGATAATATGTGACAAAGAGGAAGCGGATACGGTACGAACGAAGGGCATGGCTGCGACCCAAGCGATCACCGGGTCCGCAGTCTACTATCCATGCTAGTGTAGAATACACACGCCCTAAGCCAGATGACCCATGGCATTATTGTGATGCGAGCTTAGGGTTCCGTGATTGCAATAACTATACTAGCTTTGAGTTAGGTGGTGCTCTATCCAAACACATACGTAATAATATCAAGGTATTGTGTACTATCAAAGCTGAGTGCGATACCATGATAATGAAACTAACCGAAGTAGCAAAGGAGATGGAAGCACATGAAGCAACCCGACCCAAACGAAAGCGCAGCAGAGCTTCCGATATTTGATGTGCAAGATTCCTTTGGTCAGATCTTCTCCATCAGTGTGATACCAGAGTACACAGTAGAGACACGATGGGGTTTAATCGAGGCGACTGCCTTGATGTGGTCATGGTCAGAGGAAGGACACCCCTTTGTTAGACAGTTCTTTGTACCTGTCTTCAATGACTGGTGGAAAGAATGAACGAGGGTACTGCACTAGCTCTAGTTATAATCATATGTATGTCTATCTTCTTTAATGATACACTTAGACAACGGCATATAGAGAACACTAAACTAGAGTACATAAGTACTGGTCCTAGTAAGGACGAGAGAATGTGGAACCTATTCCGTTCCCAATGTAAGGCGAAGTACCCACCTGAGTATGTATCTAAGGTGGTTGATTGTACTGTGGAGAAGATGCGTGCGTATCTCAACCAAGATAATACTAACTGAGTCTGATGATAATTGGGCCGAGGCTCTAATAGTAGATCGCATGGGGTTTGAATTATCCCAGTACTTCATAGAGTTAGGTGACCACTGTGATATAGCAGGCATAGACTTCCCTAACATAGAGACAAGACTGTTCATTAACGATAGCGCACTAACACTAGGCGTTAAGATAAGGAGTATTACGTTCAATGAGTGAGACAGCAAAAGAAACGGATACGATTGTATTCGATAGCGAAGGTAAGAACATTACCGTAGATAGGTTGCTTCGTACTATGCTGGCTGGTATGTGGGACATGGACAACAGTGTGCTGTTTCTCCATGCAGACCTGACACCTGCCAACTTAGATAAGGAAGTGTCCGTTGTATTCAAGGTAGAGCTGTACGCAGTAGACGGCAAGCTCGCTAATGGAGAAGATGTCAATGCCAGCAAGTAAGAAGACTACTGTGAAGGCAACATCGGGTGCCTCGTCTATCCCCGCTACCTCTACAGCGGGTGGTGTGAAGGGTGCCTATGGTACGTCAGTGATGGAGTCCCTGATAGCAGAGGCTAAGAAGGATCTGTCCTATGATGTAGTAGACAAGGCAGAATTGGCTAAGCGCAAGGACCCACTGTCTGATATAACTGTAACCAAGTTCGACCTAGATGATGGGTTCGTATGGTTCAGTGCCCTGTTCCACAAGCCCTCGTTGTTTGAGGATATACCAGTACGTGTGTTCACATACGATGATTGGAATGAGGAAGCTCGGGACTACATACCCACACCCAATCCGCACTGGGTATGGAACAAGGAAGCATTGGAGCGCTTCGCTCTGGCTATGTACGATGGTGACACCACGCTACTGTGGGGTCCGCAAGGTACAGGTAAGTCGGACTTCGCTCGTGAGTGGTGCGCTACCTGTCTCATTCCCTTCTGGCGACTGAGCTGTAACCGTGAAACAAGGGAAGGTCACTTCCTTGGTAGCCCCGGAGTTGAGTATGATAAGGCGGGTAAGATGCACATCAAGCAAGAACCCACTGTACTCACGGAGTCTCTCAAGTACGGTGGATTATTCTGTGAGGATGAGGCTTTTCGACATAGCGCTGCTCTTGTACTACAGTCGCTCCGCGAGAAGTCTACGAGGAATATCATTCTCCCCGACGCACCCGGTCGGAGCGCGAGTGATCGTCGCCTCGTTGCCCCTAAGGGTAAGTGGTGGTACGTCCTGACGGACAACACCTGTGGTATTGGTGACGAGACAGGCACGTTTGATGCACAGATACAGGACGCATCGACCCTTGACCGTATTAACATGGTCATTGAAATGTCCTACCTCAATCCGGCAGATGAGAAGAAGCTGCTCTCTAACTATAGCAAGCTGAACCCGCAGTTGATTCAGGCTATGGTAGACACAGCTAAGCTGGTACGTACAGCGTTCGTTAACCAGAAGATCATGTCCACCATGTCGGTTCGTACCCTGCTCGCATGGGCAGAGAAGTCCGAACGTATTGGTGATGCAAGCAAGGCACTGAGGATGGTATGGTTTGAGAAGCTGAGCCGTGACGATCAGGCTGTAGTGAAGGACATCTTCCATCAGGTCTTTGCTCGTGCAATATAAGGATAAAGAATGTCGTCACATGGTATAGCTACTGTACTAGATCTAGATAGAATGTATAATGTTATTGATCGGCGCACCGCTGACACTAACATTAACATCATATGGAACCACGATGGTAAGGCAGGCACTGATGTTAAGGGAAACATATACTTACCTGTGCCCAAGATACCTGTAACTGTCGAGACACTTGAGTCCTTGTATGGTCTGGTCGTGCATGAGACTGGACACTTGACTCGTAAGGATGCGTTCCATATTCTCAAGGCAGCTAAGCCCAATGAGCACCTGCAAACTATCTTCAATAGTAACGAAGACTTTGCAATGGAGCGAGAGGTAGCGTCCCGCTATGCTGGTGATGCTAAGGCACTGAGCGCTTTGAATGGTATCCTCATGGATAGGTACATAGAGGATGGCCCAGATATATACAAGAAAGCTATCAAGGCCCAGCCTGACTTGACCAATGCACTAGCTGTCATGCTACTGCAACAGGGAGCACAGGCTAATAGCTGGGATAGTTGGGGCTTTGTCCGCAACAAGGAATTGTTTGAGGTCATGCCCGAGGAAGTACGTAACCTGCACACTACTCTAGTAGAGGAAGGTTGGCAAGATAAACTAATAGAGACAGACCAACCGTTGTCTGTTTGGGAATACTCTTGTGATTTGTACAAGAGGTTGTATCCAGAGGAGGAACAATATGCCGAGGACCAGAAAGCCAAGGGTCGTGAAGGCGCTAAGAGTGGTGAAGGCGGGGAATCCCCCGACCAAATGGAGGTATCAGACGGACGCGATGATGCTAAGGCTGGCGAAAAGCCTAACGGGAGTAGGGGATCGTCACGCGATGTGGACGACAGCGGCAAATTGTCGCAAAGTAAAGAGGATCTTGAAAGGTATAAAGCGTCAAAGAACAAGCCTTCTCCACAGTACTTGGACCCCACAAAGGGTGGCAAGGTTATCTCATGGAAATCTATGGTTAAGTCGCCACATAACGAAGACACCAAGGAACTCTATGCTAAGTACTCTGGCATCGCTCATGAATGGGACGACTCTTATTCCTACACGGACGTACAGCTCGCTCCCCCTTCTGAAATAAAGCTACACGATTACACCAAGGCACCGTTCACTGGTCAAGCCAGCTCACTTATGGCTAAGCTAGATGGTGCTGCCTCGATAGGTAACAGGGTGCGTGTGTATATGCAGACCCTAGCTAGGGTACACCCTGAGCGTGAGAAGATACACGGTAGGTTGGACAAGCGCAGTATCATACGCTTGGCTATGCCCCCTATAGATGGGGGTGAGTGGAACAAGAAGGTGTTCTACTCTATGGCAGATAAGAAGGAAATAGATACAGCAGTCATGGTACTCGTGGATTGGTCAGGTAGTATGCACGGTAAGAAGTGTATCTATGCGGCTGATGCTGCGGGTAGATTGGTCCACATATTCGACAGGGTACTGGGTATACCAGTGTGTGTTGCTACATTCTCTGTCGCATACAATGGGGCAGCGGCTGACATTGGCATGATTAAAGACTTCAACATGAAGCGTAACGCCAAGGATATTGCCGGTGGATTCAACGCCAGCTTCAAGATCATGTCGGGTAACAACGATGGTGACTCCCTTATGTGGGCATACCGACATCTACAGAAGCGCAGGGAACGCAGGCGTGTCATGATAGTGCTGAGTGATGGTGCCCCGGCTGATACGTATGGGTCAGCTAGTCCACACCACACGTTAAAGCATGTAACAGCAGCCATAGAGAAGGAACGGAAGGTAGAGTTGTGGGGTGTAGGTATCATGAGCAACTGTGTTCAGAAATACTACACACGTAACGTAGTAGTCAACGACCTGCACGACATTAACAATTGTCTATTCAAGATCATTAAGGAAGGAGCACAGTATGCAATCGCACAACGATGATGATAAGAAAGTACACGTAATGGAAATGGATATCAGCATGGACGAGGCACAGCGCCTGTCTCCTAAGTATACCGCCATGAGCAGGCTGCATAAGGGTGTGTTCTTCACAGTCCTTCTGTCTCTGGCAGTAGGCCCCCTCATCTGCGCCGTCGTAATGCCGGGCGTAGCCTACGGTGCTTTGATAGCCAGCACCCTTCTGTCCGTAGGTTTCCTGTTCCAGTTGCGGTATGCTTCGGGTGAACTGGCCTCTTGGATGAACCGAGCCGAGTATGCCAAGGCGGTATTGAACTTCGTCTTGGACGAACTCAAGAACAAATTGGATCAGGACAAGGTGGTGGTTCGTGAAGATACCAAGCCCACCGTCCACTAAAGAAGAAGCTCTCCCGCCTGTGCCCACTGAGGCACAGGTGCGGAGATACTTCCACGAAATCTACCGCCAGAATATGAATGATGATGGTGAGGTAGAGCTTGCCCCTATGATGGTGTATCCCAATGTTGAAGTACGTTAATACGGGCATCTGGCCAACTCATATACGCGACAGTATGGTTGAGGCTGGCTATAGTAACCCCGCCGTTATGCTACCCGGAGATACTATAAGGATGAACCATCAAGATTGCCCTGCTGGTGAAGACACTCGGGGTCGTCTGTATGTAACTAGGTTTGAGAACAGTAACAAAATGGGCTGGTACTGCCATAACTGTTCTCAGGGTGGTGGCTTCAATTCGTTTACCTCGGATCGGGATATATACAGGACTCCCGTCTCCACTCTAGCTACTGAGGTAGACAAAGACAAGGCAATTAGAACCCTCAAAGATCAAGAGGAATGTATAGTAGTAAGTGATAAGATACCCTATGAGGATCTACCAATAGGTGCTATAGTCTACCTTGACAAGTACAAGATAGCTAGACCTATATATGAGAGGCACAACATCACATATAACTTTGCCACTAATGCAATAGAAACATATGGACATGATCCCCTTAATCACAATGAACCTAGGTATGCATGGATACAAAAGCGTCGGCTAGATAAATTGGTTAGGACCAAGTACATACAAGAAAGGTCCGAGAACTTTAGTGGTATAGGTTCAGCACAGTATAATGGGTATGAAGGTAACATCTTGGTTATATGTGAGGATTACATATCCGCTGTCCGAATAGCAGAAGCTAACGCAGAGCTTATAGGTGGTCACAACTTTGGAGTACAGGTCAAGGCGCTTGAGTGGGCACGCTTCATAGATGCCCGCCCGAAGATAGACTCAGTAGTCATATGGTTTGACAATGATGGTGAGATACCCAAAGAGAACGCAATGGCACTGGCTCGGGTAATTAAAGCAAGCTACCCACACTTCAAAGTTAAAGTAATAGACCACCTCTTTGATCCTAAGAAATATACAGACAACGAGATACGGGACGCTGTTCTATGGAAATAGATACACTAGATATTGACCTGCTTACTTTCATTAGCAAGCGGGATAATTGGGAAACATACCACAAGTACATAGTCAAGGCTATGTGTACTAAGGAGTCGTGGCAACTAGTCACTGACTTCGGTGAGTACTTCAAGGTACACACTGATGCTGCTGAGATAGGCACTGACTTCTCCTTGTGGTTCAGGTTAGACAGGCATCCGGGCTGGAAGCCTGAGCAACACGAGCACTACGCTCGTATCATTGACAATGTATTGGAGCGTGAGCTGCCCGATACTGATGGATTGATTGACCGATTGGCTGGCGCAGCTCGGGCTACCGAAGCTAAGGAGCTGGCTGATAAGTACAGCCGAGGTGAGATAACATATGAAGACATGCTCACAAAGCTCAACGATGGTGCGACGGCTATTGTTAAAGCATCAGCTAAAGAGCCGACTATCATCAGTCTTACGTTGGCAGATCTGGCAACGGTTTCATCCAGCGAGCGGGCCCTTTATTGGAGACTTGAGGATCTCAACAAATCCATTGGCCCAATTCGGAAAGGTGACTTGGTTATCATTGGCAAGAGACCCGAAGTTGGGGGCACCTCTTTTCTCGTCTCGGAAATGAGCTTCATGTTAGAACAGCTAGATAATGGGGGCCGTGCCATCATCTTCAATAACGAGGAAGCACCGGACAAGGTGTTCTCCCGCATGGCTACGGCTGCACTGGACGTAGACTATCGTACCCTGATGGGTGATCCCGCTAAGTATGACCTAGAGTTCGATGCTTGGAAGGACGGTAGAGAGTGGGACTTGTGCCACGATACTAACATGTCATTGCACAGTATCCATAAGCAGCTTAATGAGAAGGACTATGATATCATTGGTATCAATGTACTGCTCAAGGTTGGTGGTACTGGACAGCAAGAGGACCACGATAAGTTCCAGAAGCTAGGTGAGGAAATGCGGAAGATAGCACAGAAGTATGGGCCTGTGATCTGTATAGTACAGGCTGACCCTACTGCTGAGGGTATCAAGTATGTACCTGCTGACCGTATCTATAAGTCTAAGACAGCCTTGCAAGGTGAGGCTGACGTACAGATAATGATAGGTAAGGATGATGCACCGGGTACTGAGATGTTCCGTTACATCTCCGTGTGTAAGAATAAGATCCCGCCTGCTGAGTGTACTGACATGGATAAGAAGCATGTCAAGGCAGAGGTTAACTTTGACATAGCTACTGGCCGCTTCACATCGAGGAACTATTCTAGTAATAGTAGATTCAAGAAGGCTAAGTAATGACAGACAGTATATCAGATAGAGTAATTGTTATAGACTTGGAGACCACCGCTAATGGTGGTCCAAAGGGGGACAACCCCTCTCCCAAGTGGCCCAACAATAAGGTGCTGGCCTACGGTGGATACGCCCCATCAACTAAGCTGACAGGTACGGCCCAGTACCTTATGACAACAGCAGATTCAATTGTGTTTGCACAATGGCTCAACGCGGCCATTGAAGCTATAGATGATCCAATCATTGTGATGCACAACAGCGGGTTTGACCTAGCCTACTTGTACCGTGAGGGTGTCATTTCCCCACATGCAATGTCAAGAATAAAGCTACATGACACAGCGTTCTTTGAGTACAAGACTAGTGGGCACAAGTTCAAGTACCCATCACTCAATGATACCTGTATGCGTAGGGGTGTGTCACTCAGAAAGACACTGGATCTTGGGGCGTACCTAGCTGGTGGGGGTAAGATGGAGGACATACCCTATAGTCAATTGGTGCTGTACTTGACTAACGATTTGTACATGACCTTTGATCTGTGTATGATTCAGTCCGCTTCCCCTCGGTTTGGTGACCTAGTACAAGAGCACCTCAAGGTGTTCGCTGAAATGCTGGTCCACGGGCTGTTCCTCGACGTTCCCCTCACGCGCGCAGTCGCTAAGAAAAGTATAGAAAAAGAGAAAGAATTAAAATCTGAACTAACCAAGAGTTTGAAAAAGAGAATAAGAATAGAAGGTACTACAAAGAAAGGTGGTGTATCTGTAACACCACCCTTTGAAGAAAAGAAGTTTAATCTATATTCAAACAAAGGATTGAGTTCTATATTCTGTGGTTCACCTAGTCTCCATAGAATATATGCATCAGTCAAGTATATCATTGATGCACCAATACTACCAGATGATATCATTGAGGAAGTATGGCCCGAAGGGCCTCTAGCTAATGGATACTACTCATTCAAAGCAGATAAGTTGGACCTGTTGGCTAAGGCTCTAGATGCCAGAGGTCGAGCAAGTAGGGTAGAACAGATAGACCTGCTGCTACAGTATAGGGAAGTGAACAAGGTACTCAATACTTTCCTGCTACCATTTCTAGCTCTTGCTAAGTTGAGTGAAGATGAGTCTACAGTCCGCCCCGATATCAACACTACCAGTACCAACACAGGCAGGACTTCTTCGTCTGATCCCAATGGACAGAACATGCCACCTACTGTCAAGTCCCTGTTCACAGTGAGGCACCCTGATAAGGGTGGTAAGCTGATAGACATTGATGTCAAGCAGCTAGAGGTGGTGGCTGCGGCCTCTCTATCAGGAGATACTCAGCTTATCAGTGACTTACTTGACGGGGTTGACGTACACTATAACGTAGGCAAAGGGCCTATGGGATGGGGTGCCCCTTCCACTGTGTCCAAAGAGGAACGCAGGGTAGTCAAATCCATCGTATTTGGTATGCTTTATGGGGGTGGGGCGGGAACTTTATCCGTTGGTACGGGTCTAACTAAGGCTCAGACAAAGGAAATTATAGACGAGTTCTACCGAATCTACCCCGGAGTGGGGGAGTGGCACGATAGGATGCTGGTAGATATAGACCACCACAAGACCCCGGCTGGCTTCAAGAATGGGGAGCAAGTGTACGAATCTTGGATATCCATGTACGATCAGATGTACCACTTTGAGGAGTACGAGGTACCGGGATTTGTCAAGGCTAAGACTGGTCGGACCTACGGGTTCATGCCTACCCAGATAAAGAACTATCCGGTTCAAGGGTTTGGTGGGTACGATATCATGGCACGCCTACTCTACTACATAGACAGATACCTCAAGGCTATTGCCAATACAGACAATGATTACTATTATAAACCACTGATGTCAGTCCATGACTCATTCTTATTGGAGACAAATATACCAGAGTATCTAGTTCAAACAATAGTTGAAAGCGCTTGTAATGAAACAAGAAGCGATCTTAAGTTACCAGTACCACTGAAATGTGAAATGAATACCTCAGATAGATGGGAGTGAATATGTACGTATGTAAAGGTGTAGTAAAGAATGCTTGGACAAAGACAGTCAACACAAAGAAGGGACCGGGTAATGTCCACTACGTAGAAGTAGATGGCTACCAGATCAATACGGGGTTCCGTAAGACATTTGAGGTAGGCGAAGATGTTACGATCTATGTCGATCAGAAGTACGGAGAGTTCCAAATGGTACCGGGAAACCGGGGATCTAGTGGTGCGGCAGACATTAGTACAGCTACTGTTTCCAGTACTGGAAGTAGCGGAGGTAATCCGACTGGGAAGTTTTCGGGTATGTCTGGACGAAGTGCTTTCCCACTGTCGCCTACAGATCACGCAATCAGCATCTGCCGTCAGAACGCGTTGACTAACGCTAACACCCTGTTGGCTACGCTCTACATTGGTGGTAAGAAGGCCCCGCCTTCGCTTGAGGAACTGACTGACCAGCTCGTACTTACAGCTCACAAGCTGTCGAAGTTCACAACTGGTGCCCTTGATGCGGAGATTAAGGAGTCGCTCAAGAAGGAGTTTATGAAGGGTGAGTAAATCTATTCACACCCTAGTTTACGACATACATGAAGTACTAGATCGAGGGATCGACCATGATCCCAGTGCTGATCTAGCTACTAAGTATGCCATGCAAGTAGGTTCTCACTTTGCCAAGGCTACACTCCCTCGGGTAAAACCGAGGGAGAAGGGCAAGATGTGGGTATCTGATCTGAGCAAGAACTGTACGCGCAAGCTATGGTACGAGTTCAATTATCCTGAATGTGCGGAGCCTTTCTCGGGTTCCGCTAACTTCAAGTTCTTGTATGGTAACATACTAGAGGAGGCGGTCCTTTACTTCGCAGAGGAAGCGGGCCATACGGTTGAGCACGCTCAAGCTAGAGTAGAGGTACCTATTCCCGGCAAAGAATGGGTCGTATCTGGTAGAATTGACGCCATTATAGATGGGCACTTGGTTGATGTGAAAACCTGTTCCTCCTATGCTTTCAGTAAGTACAAGAAGGACGGTGGATTGAATCCAAGCAATGATTCATGGGGCTACACATGGCAGCTTTCTTTCTATGACCATGCTCAACGAATGAATCCTACTACACCGTACCGTACTACGTCCGGCGAGACGGGTATACTCTGGATAGATAAGCAGAACGGACATTTGATGTACGATCATGTTCCAAGCTATCCTCAAGCGGCTTTAGAGAATAGGATCGAGACCGCTATAACACACATTGAGTTCAGTGATGTGTCTAAGATTGGTCGTATACCCACTGAGGCTTTCGGGGCTAGGGGTAATCAGGCACTGAGTATCGAGTGTTCCTATTGCCAATTCAAGAAGGAGTGCTGGAAGGATGCCAATGGTGGCGCAGGTCTACGTGGGTTCGCCTACATGAAGGGACCAGTGTTTATGACCGAAGTTAAGGATACACCACGAGTACCGGAGTTGACACTGACATGAAGCTATACATTCGGGGCCGCACAATATTGTGCCACGCCAAAGCTAACCAAAGGAAATATTACCTTGCTTTGTACAATGGACTCACCGATGAACAACTCGACAAGATCAAAGTGGACACAAGGGATCAACCGCTCCCTACTGGATTCACCTATGGAGAATGGCTTGAACGGAACAAAGGCAAGTGATCTGACGCCCGCCTCTAAAGTACAGGTAGGTGGCGACCATTACAAGAGCCTACCTATACAGCCATCCGAGTTCATTTACAAGAACGGACTCAATTGGATGGAAGGTAACGCCGTCAAGTATATATGCCGACACAGGCAGAAGCACGGCAAGAAGGACATAGAGAAGGCTATCCACTACCTTGAGCTACTGCTTGAGTGGGAGTACGGTGTCGGACATACCGACCCGGATGATGTACCCTTTTGAGGTCCAAATTTGAAAAACGAGTAGCTCGGTATCTAGATGAATTGGGCGTTAACTATGAATACGAATCAATTGAACTAGAATACGAGGAGCCGCTTCGGAAGAACCGTGCCTTTTGTAACGATTGTGGATCGCAAGAGCTACGTCGAATAGGGTGGTATACACCGGACTTCGTGTTAGCCAACGGTACAATCATTGAAGCAAAGGGCCGGTTCACAGCAGCAGACCGACGTAAGATGCTGGCTGTTATCGAGGGGCACCCTGACTTACGTATATGCATGGTATTCATGCGGAACAATAAGCTAAGTAAACGGTCTAATACTACGTATGCTGACTGGTGCGAGGCGAACAATATAGAGTACACAATAGACTCTATAAACATGGAGTGGTTAGAATGAGAAAAGGCAAAGACTTTATTACCGAAGATGGTAACATATTCTACCGGTGGGTAGAGAACGACGGTAAGGTTGCTTTCAATCTCACCATGGTAGGCTCTGGTCAGCCTACTATCAACCTGATGCTTGAGACTAGGGAAGAACTTGAGCGTCTGATGGACGGTATCGGGGTTTGCCTCGATGTTAACGGGGTGGGTATCGGTGGCTAAGCTATACAGCGAATTCATAACCGACAGCAACATGGTTGTGGTAGCCTCTAACTTAGACTATACCAACGGTATCCAACC